TCAAACGGGCAGCGCGATCAGATCGTGGCCCTCTGCACCCACGATGCGCGCGCGGGTGAACTCACCTACCTTCAGCGTCTTGCTGATCTTCTCGGGCGGCAGCAGACGGACCGTGCCGTCGATCTCCGGCGCATCTGCGTACGTGCGCCCCACCCCGCCCTTGCGGCCCATGGCGGGCGCCGAATCGACCAGCACCTGCATCGTCGAGCCGATGCGCCTTTGCAGCCTGGCGATCGACACAGCCTCCGCCACTTCCATGAAGCGCGCACGGCGCGCCTCGCGCTCCGCCTCGGGCAGCATGCCGGGAATGTCGTTGGCGGTAGCGCCTTCGACCGGGCTGTAGGCAAAGCAGCCGGCGCGATCGATCTCGGCCTCGCGGATGAAGTCGAGCAGATGCTCGAACTCCTGCTCCGTCTCGCCAGGGAAGCCCGCGATGAAGGTGCTGCGGATCACGAGCTCGGGACACACCTCGCGCCAACGCGCCAGCCGCTCCAGGTTCTTCTCACCACTGGCCGGGCGCTTCATGCGTTTCAGTACATCCGGGTGGCTGTGCTGCAAGGGCACATCGAGATACGGCAGCACCTGCCCGCTCGCCATCAGCGGAATGATCTCGTCCACGCTCGGATACGGGTACACGTAGTGCAGGCGAACCCACGCGCCATATGGCTCGGCGATTTCACCCAGCGTGCGCACCAGCTCGAGCATGCGCGTCTTGACCGGCTTACCGTCCCAGAAACCGGTGCGGTACTTCACGTCGACTCCATAGGCCGAGGTGTCCTGGCTGATCACCAGCAGCTCCTTCACGCCACCTTCGAACAGGGCCTTGGCCTCGCTCAGCACATCGCCGACCGGCCGTGACACGAGGTCGCCGCGCATCGAGGGAATGATGCAGAAGGTGCAGCGATGGTTGCAGCCCTCGCTGATCTTCAGATAGGCATAGTGGCGCGGCGTCAGCTTGAGACCCGCGACGCCGAATGTGTTGGGCACGAGATCGATGAATGGGTCGTGCGGCTTCGGCAGATTGGCATGCACCGCATCCATCACCTCCTGCGTGGCATGCGGGCCGGTCACGGCCAGCACGCTCGGGTGCATCTGGCGCACCAGGTTCCCGCCCTGGTCGCCGCTCTTGGCACCAAGACAACCGGTGACGATCACGCGGCCGTTCTCGGCCAGGGCTTCGCCGATGGTGTCCAGGCTTTCCTTCACGGCATCGTCGATGAAGCCGCAGGTGTTGACGATCACCAGATCGGCGCCTTCGAAGGTCTTGGCGGTCTGATAACCCTCGGCGCTCAGCTGGGTCAGGATCAATTCGGAATCGGTAAGGGCCTTGGGGCACCCGAGCGATACCATTCCTATACTGGGCACTTTACGGCGTTCGGCTACGTCGGTCGTCATGGGGGAACTCATTGTCAGGTCTCGTTTATAGCTACAGCCGCTTCTCAGATCCACGCCAGGCGAAAGGCTCGAGCCTCGAGCGCCAGGCGGCCTACGCGGCGCGCTGGGCGGCCGAGCACGGCCTCAAGTTGGATGACTCGCTGACGCTTCAGGATGAGGGGCTTTCCGCGTACCACCAGCGGCACGTCAAATCGGGGGCGCTGGGTGTCTTTCTGGCTGCTGTTGAAAGCGGGAAAGTACCGCCGGGCTCTGTCCTCGTCGTCGAGGGACTGGACCGGCTCTCTCGCGCTGAGCCCATCCAGGCTCAAGCGCAACTGGCCCAGATTGTAAATGCCGGCATCACCGTCGTGACTGCGAGCGACGGAAAAGAGTACAGCCGAGAGCGCTTGAAGGCCAACCCGATGGACCTGGTCTATTCGCTGCTGGTCATGATCCGCGCCCACGAGGAGTCGGACACGAAGAGCAAGCGGGTGCGCGCCAGCATCGTCCGGCAGTGCCAGAACTGGCTGGCCGGCACGTACCGAGGGCTGATCCGCAACGGCAAAGATCCCGTCTGGGTCCAGCTGGTCGACGGCGAATGGCGGCTGATCCCCGAGCGCGTCGAAGCCGTCCGCACTGGCATTGATCTGTACAGACGTGGATACAGCGCGACCCGCATCCTCACGGCGCTGACTGACCGGGAACTGTCCCTCACCGGCCGAGGGCCCCAGGCGCTGCAGATCTACCGCCTCATCAAGCAGCGTGCGCTGCTGGGCGAAAAGGAAATCGAGGTCGACGGCGAGACATTTCGGCTACCAGGCTACTACCCCGCCCTGCTGACCGAGGCCGATTGGAACGACTTGCAGACCCTCGCGGCAGGACGCGGGCGACGCGCCGCCGCCGGCGGAAGCGTGCCTGCCATCGTGACGGGCCTGGGAATCACGGTCTGCGGATACTGCGGCCGGGCCTTGGTCGGCCAGAACATCGGCACGAGAAACCGCCGGCCGGATGGCGGCATCCAGGACGGCCACAGGCGCCTCCACTGCACCAGCTACAGCCACGGCGGGTGCCCCGTCCCCGGATCGAGCTCGGTGGCACCCGTGGAGCGCGCCCTGATGGCTTACTGCAGCGACATGCTCAACCTGCAGGCGCTCTATGGCGGCGATCGCGCAGCAGGCCCGCGAGCTAGGCTGGCCAAGGCCAGGGCCGAGCTGGCGGATCTCACCACCAAGCTCGAGCGCCTCACCGACGCCATGCTCGAGGCGGCCGAAGACGGCGGCACGCCGGCGACCTTCGCCAGGCGTGCACGTTCGCTTGAGGTCGACCAGCAGCGCGCGGCCGCCGACGTCGCGGCCGCGGAGCGCGAGCTGGCATCGGTGGCCAGGACCGACCTGCAGGGCGTCGACGAGACCTGGCGCAAGCTGGCCGCCGGCGTCGAGGCCCAGGACGTCGACGCGCGGCTGCAGGCGCGGCAGTTGGTTGCCGACACCTTCGAGCAGATCATCATCTACAGGCGAGGCGCCCTGCCCGCTGAAACGCCTAAGGGAATGATGGACGTCACGCTGCTGGCAAAGGGCGGGACGTCCCGCACGCTGCGCATCGACGCCAAGGGCGGATGGATCGACGCCGAGGAAGCCCTCGGCGAGGCGCCCGAACAGACCGACGTCTAGGCGGACCTGTCCGGGGGCGTCACCGGCTCGAGGAAAAGCGCCGCAGCTGCCTGCGGTGACATCGCACGGAGGTTCGCATCACCCGCCAGGTCGGTGGCCAGCTGGTCGAGTTGCTCAGGATCGACCGTGCGCCAGTGCTGCTTGAGCCGCTTGGCGCAGTAGTAGATCCAGATGTCGATCGGGATCTCGTCGTTGTCCATGGGCTGGATACTACTGTATATTTAAACAGTGTCAATTCCAGTCTTCTACGAGGTCTTCCGCACCCGGCACGAGGGTGCAAAGCTCCAGAGCGTGGAGGCCGTGAAGCACACCCGTCGCGTGGGCGACCTGACCTACATGGAACGCATCTTCGACCCTCGGCCAGGCCGGAGCATCTTCCTGGCGTCGCTCCTGCAGCCGGACGGAGAGACGTACGTGATCCCTCCCCTCGATCGCGCCAGGCTGCGCAGGATCAAGGGCGGCATCCTGATCTCCGGCATGGAGGTCATCGCGCGCGGGATCGGCATGAAGCGCATCAAATCGGACGACTACCCTCAGACGTGGTTCTGCCGCCCGATCGCGATCCCTCGAGGCGGCTTCGATGACGACGAGAACCCCTTCGGCAATCCGGCCGAGGCGCGACGCCAGGCGCGCATACGTGAGCTCGAGGAGTCGCTAACGGCGAGAAAGATCGGCGAGACCATGACGAAGCGAGCAGACCGCCGGGTGCCCTATAACCCTGACACGGCCTCGGGGCTCTCCCCGGGGTATTTCTGAGTATCGTGCTCGATGGAGTTCCGCGATGTGCAGCAACTACGAAGCCGTGTCCCGCGCCGACCGCATGCTGTCTTTCTTCGGCGTCGTGCGGAAGGACAACGAGGGGCCGATCCTGACCTGGCCCACCGGCTTGGCGCCGTTCATCCGGCTGGCCGAGGACGGCTCCGGCAATCGCCGCGTCGACGACGGCGCCTTCGGCCTGTTGCCCGGGTTCGCCAAGGAGCTGGCCTACGGCCGCAAGACGTACAACGCGCGCTCAGAGACTGTGGCCAGCCTGCCGAGCTTCCGCAGCGCCTGGAAGAAGGGTCAGCGCTGCATCATCCCGGCCGAAGGCATATTCGAGCCGAACTGGGAGACCGGGAAAGCCGTGCGCTGGCGCATCCAACAGCCGGGCGAGGTGCCTATGGGAATCGCCGGGATCTGGGAACAGTGGACCGACCCTGAGTCCGGCGAGAAGATGTTCAGCTTCGCGATGCTGACCGTCAACGCCGACGGGCATCCAGTGATGTCTCGCTTTCACCGGCCCGAGGACGAGAAGCGCATGGTCGTGATCCTCGATCCCAAGGAGTACGACCGCTGGCTGGTCTGCCCGGTCGCCGAGGCGCCCTCGTTCTTCAAGCAGTGGATGGGGCAGCTCGATGCGTTCCCGGCACCGCTGCCGCCTCGCGCGAAGAAGACCAAGCCGGCCGAGCCGCCAGCACCCGAGCCAGATGCTCCACCCGCGCCCACGGGCGACTTGTTCTAGGCCGCAGAAAGAGAGCCACAAACGACAAAATCCCCGCCCCGGCCGAAGCCAGGGCGGGGGATGGTTGTGAGGGGGGGGCGAAGAGCTACTTCGTCGCCTGCTCTGCGATCTTTCGCACTGAGTCGCCTGCGCGCTTGGAGCCGGCCGACGATCCCAGCCAGTAATTGCAGACTTGCCCGAAGGCGATCGACAGCGCGCCGAACATGACATTCAGCAGTTGGAAGGCGTTCGGCGGGAGGTCTGCGGGCACGACGAAGAGCCGGTAGATGCAGAAGAAGTAGCCGACCACGATCAGGGTGGATACGACTGGCGCGCCCCAGGCGATGGAAGACTGCTCCTTCGCAAGATCCACCGTCTGCTGCCGCGCGCTCTTCGTATCGTCCAACGCAGCCGCCTCGCTCGCCTGATCAATCTTCGCCATCTCAACAGCGAAAGACTGCTCAGCGGCCTTGAGCGCGACGATCTGCTCGCCGGTCAAACTGCCGCTGGCCAGCGCGGCAGCTACGTCCTGCTCGGTGGCATCCGGGCGCCCGAGCAGCTTGTCGGCGATGACTTTGACCGCCGCGCCTGCGAGTGGGCCGCCCAGCGCCGTCGCGAGTCCGGGCGCAACAGCGCCGACGGTTGCTTTCCAGTCGAAGTCAGGCATGGTTCGCCTCCAGTGCGGCTTTCGCCTTGATAGTGAGGGCCTGAACCTCGGCGAGGCCAAGGGTGCCACCGTTCACGCGCTTGCGGATTGCTGTCGTCTCGCCAAGCATGCTGTCGGGTATGCGGTCTTCCCACCAAGCGATGCAGGCATCGAGGGCAAAACGGGGTTGACTCAGCAGGTCGGGGATGCCGACCAAGTTCTGACCGATCAGGTCACCGACGCGCTCATAGTTCGCTCGGCCGGTGATCTGGATGGGAGAGCGCCCCCTGAAGGTCCAGCCATCGCCAGGCGCCACATTGCCGAGCTTGCTTCTACCCCAGTCGCCGCCGTAAACCGTGTTGGCTATCGCGCGCTGGTCGGCAGCTTGCTTGCCAGCGATGCGCCCGAAGGCCTGTGCCTGCGCCGGCGTGATGCGCGCGGCGCCGAACGTGGCGAGCAGCCCTTCAGGCGTGTAGTTCAGGTTCTCCTCCAGCCGCTCCAGCATCATCGATTCGTGGAGGATATTCGGCAGGAAGTCGCCCAGGTCCGCGTCGCCTTTGGAGAACGTGCCGTCCTTGATCTCGTCGGCGAACACGTCGATCCAGCGCGTGGCCGTGGCAGAAGCTACGCCACAGGCCAGCAGGATCTTCGCCCATTGGTCAGGTGTCTGCTTCATGGGCGCCTCACGGGTTGAGCGGGTTGGGGTTGAGAGGACATGAGGGCCAGCTGAGCCTTGATGGCTCGGATCTCGCTGTCCAGGTTGTCCATGCGGAAGCGAAGCAGCGCCTGCTCGCCGGCCAGGGTGGTGACCTGCTGATTCCCGGCCTTGACCGTGATCTGCAGCTCGCTCACGTCCTTGGAGGTCTGGTTCGATGTGAACCATGTGCCGATGATGAAATAGGCCGCCGCGGCGCCGCAGCACAACAGCCCCCATAGCGGTATGCGCAAGTCCACGAAGCGCGCGACGCGCGGCAGTTCGCCGGGCTGAGTCTCTTGAGTCATTGAAGCCTTCCAGGCAAAAGAAAACCCGCCGAGGCGGGTTGTAGTGGGGAATCTGGACTTGTTACAGTGCGGCGTTAGCCAATAGAAACGCCGTGCGAAACCTATTCAAAAATCTCTTGTCTCCCGCGGACGAGCGCCCTTCGTGGGCCGCCGATTTTTTCGCCGTCCCGTTGGTCGATCTCGGCGAGGGCGATCCCAAGCTGAAGGGCATCAGCACGCCGGAACCCGAGGTGGGGGCTGAGAAGATCGGCATCTCTGAGCAGTTCCTCGCCGGCGCGGAGATCTACGACACCCGGTACACACATTCGAGCTACATGGTCGAGTTATTGACACGAGCGTTCGCCGCTGTTGGCTTCCGTCCGAGCGGGTCGCTCGACGTTTTGGATATGGGCAGTGGCTCTGGGAAGAACTCCCTTCTGCCGCTATTGCAGATCACGCCCCAAGCCAGAGCAATCGCCACAGATCTATCCCCGGATCTGCTCGAAATCCTCCAACGCTACACAGTCAAAGAGGGGCTGACCGACAGCATTGCATGCGTCTGCACTGATGCAATGAACAGTCACTTCAGGCCGGGAAAATTCGACCTGGTGATGGGTATCGCAATCCTTCACCACCTGATCGATCCGCTCCAGGCGATCAAGGCTGCCCATGCCGCCCTGAAGCCCGGCGGCCTCGCCGTATTCTTCGATCCGTTCGAAGGCTTCGGCCTCATCTCGATGGCCTTCCGAACCATCCTCGAACGCGCGGACCGCGACCGCCTGGAGCTGAACCCCACGGCGGCGAAGTTCATGCAAGCCATGATCACTGACCTCGATGCCCGCAAAGGTACCGACAAGACCGCGGATCGCTTTCGCTACATGGATGACAAGTGGCTGTTCACCCGCACCTACTTCGAAGACGCGGCCGCGGAGGCTGGCTTCAGGTCGGTGAAGGTCATCGCGCGCAACACGAGCGACACATCGACTCGCGAGTACGTAACCGACCTTTTCCGTCTCGGATGCCAACTCGAACCCGATGCACTGCCTCCATGGGCTTGGGAACCCATTGACCTGATGGATCAGACGTTTTCGACCGAGATGAAAGCCGACCTTGTCATGGAGGGTGTGATCGTCTTGTCGAAGTAGCCTTCACGCCGTGGAGGCCAGGAGCTTGACGGCAGCGATCCGCCTCTCCTCTTCCGACAGATCTGGGTGCGTCAGCTCCCAGCGGCCATCGACGAGGCGCCACTGCCCGGGCTCCATCACCGCGTCCTCCGGTACCTCTACCAGTCGATCGCCGTTGTTCGAATCGGCATAACCCAAGCCTGTCAACACGCCGTCGACGTTCACAAAAGCATTCTTCATCACTCGCCTCCATTCGGCACTTTGAAACCCTGCACCTGGATGGTTGCCGTGGGCCCACTCCCGGATGCGATGTTGATGCGATAACTGGACGACTGGCCTGCATTCGGCAGCATGCAGGCCCCCCCAGAACATGAAACGACAGCGGACGCAGCACCCGTGCCACTGATGCCCACCTGATAGCTGTCCACGAAGAGCGTGCCAGAGTAAACGCCTCCGGCCGTCGAGGAGAACGCGAAGTTCGAGATGAGCGGCTTGTACTCGAGAGCGTTCGGCGGAACCAGGGCGGCTGTCGAGAACGGTGTCAGCACGACGGCGGAGCCAGACAGGATCGCAGCCGGCACGTCATAGGTCGCCCAGGCGCCTCGATACTTGACGGCAGCCAATTGGGTGGCAGCGCTCAGGACCACAGCACCTGCATAGGCCCACGCGGTGTAGCCTGCAGGCAGCATTGGCCCCACAGGCGGAGCCGTTGCACTGCTGATCGTGGCGATCGTCGACGTTGTTGGATTGAAGATGAAATAGAAGTGCACCCAGGTCGACGGAGTAAACGCAGCGGCCTGATCGCGACCATTTGCAGCCGGTCCAGCCGTCGCGATGCTGGTGGTCAGGGTGGCAACATTCGCGACAGCAGAGGTAGCGCCCGTGACGGGGTTTCGTAGTTCAACAAGGTCCGCGCGCCAATCGAACTGTGTCGTTGGAGCGCCAGCGTTGTTTGCTCCGACCAACCCGCGCACACCGTATCCCGACTGGACTTGGCCGAACTGCGGTGCGTGTTGAGGTTGCGACGCTGCAGCGACCTGCAGCGGTGCCCCCGTGCATTCGACAAGAACGAATGAATCCAACGCCGAATTCCACAGCACCAGGCACTTTCCACCCAAGGAAATCTCGCCGCCCTGAAGCGGCGCGTGCCCGGCCCCGACAACGGCCTTTGCACCAAGACCATTCACATTCAGCGTTGCAGGTCCGGTGTTTGTCGCCCCCGCCTTGAACCAGAGGACCATCCCGTCGACCAGCGCCTTAAGGCCGGGTGTGTACGAAACGGTCTGCACGTTCGCGGCGCCGGCGCCAACCGCGTAGATCAGCCCATTCGTGCGAAAGGCGTGGACGAGCTGAGCCCAGTCAGCGTTGTCGATCGGCAGTCCCGAGGCCTCCACGAGAGCTGCATGGGCGAAGAGCAGTCGGTTGTAGATCTCCGCCATGTTGCGTGTCGCATTTGCTGGGCCGTTGCCGTCGACCGCACCGACTATCGGCACGTTCCACGGAGCTGGCGTGTTCGGGCCAGGGTTAAATTGCCCCGAGTTCGCAATACCCGGAATGTGGGTTATGAGGTCCATGATTTCCTTTCAGCCAAAAAAATAGGACTGCTAGGCAGTCCTTGAGAAAATCGAATCGCGAGAGGTCAGGGGCACACCGTCCAAGCGACATGTGCGGGCAAGTGCTTCTTCATCAGGCACACGAGCAGTCCCCACTTAATAGGGTCGGCCACCATCAGCGGCTCGCCCACTCCACCTGTCCAGCCCCCCATCGTGCTGTGATAGATAACAGGACACATCGGCGGTTGAACAAAGTCAGGATCGTTCAACGTCAGCGGCTGTCCCACGCTTGAGCCTGCGCCGTCGCTGATCACACCCCAACCGCCGACTACGTTGTGGATCGTCTTCTGGAGGTCTGACGGTCCGATGCCCCGGACACAGATGCCGCCGTACACCGTCAACGGCTGGCCCATGGTGCTGTTCATCCAGCTGTGCACGAAGATGTGCTCGAGCGTCAGCAGCGGGCAGTCCAGCGCGATCCGCAGGAGCGCCTGCAGCTGCTCTCGAGTGCTGATTCCGGTGCTGCGTCGCGCAGCGCAAACCTGCGCCTGACGTCCCGGCAGATCTGTCGGATATGCCCCTGCCGCGCACTCACCAGGCAGGCCGTACTCCAGCTCCCACTCGGCAAGCAGCTCCACCGAGTTGCACGCCAGCGATTCCGTGAACAGATCACAAAGCCGCTGCTCGAAGTCCGCCAGCAACCTCCCGAACGCGCGGTACAGCGCGGCCTTCGTGGTGGTGTAGAGCTTGCACCAAGCCGCCCCTCGCGGCTCGAGCGCGAGCGCGACCTCCGCGAACTGCTCGGGCGTATGGCCGCACAGCGGCGCCTCCGCCGCAACGGGCTGCACCTCGCACAGGGGCGTTGGCTCGGCTGCGCATGACGTGTTGACTGCGTCCACGATCAGCTCCAGGTGATGGCGCCCAATACCCCCACCTCGAAGAGCGGCGCAAAGGCACTGAACACCAGCGGTCCGCTCGGCACCGACATCGTGTGGTCGTACTCGCCCTGTGCGCCGCTGATGGCTTCCGATATGTGCGTCAGCGGGATGGTGTTACCGGGCCCCGCCTCGCGATAGAGCAGGTCCTGGAGCTCGTTGGAGATGTTCTGCCGCACCGCGGGGTCACTGTTCGGGATCTCGTGGATCGTGAAGGGCACCGGCTTCAGTGTGGGCGGGTAGACGTAGAGCACTGTGCCCTCAGGGGTGAACTGCGCCAGGTGATCGCGCATTTGCTGCACCACGGCGGGCGGGGGCACGATCCCGTCGTTGTCCTGCGCGAAGACCACGGCTACGGTGCCATTGCCGTAGACGGTCGGCACCACCCACACCCGCGTCACGGCCGCGCTCAATTGACGGGCCCACCGCTCCCATTCGGCCGATGTCCCGGCACCCGGAGGATTGCGAAGCCGCTGCAGGAGGCGCGAACGAAGGCCGTCATCGGTCTCCTCGTCGGCCCCACCTGCAATAGCTTCGCTGGCCACCACAGCGCTCTGCAGGCCTGCCACCGGGCTCGTGGACTGGAGCTTCACCAATGCCGGCGCATTGCCCAGCGTCCCCGCCGTGAGTGCGACTGCCGGGAGCTCGAGATAGCCTGCGCCCGAGATGAAGCCGCCACCTGTCACCTGATACTGCACGCCATCAGAGCGCTGGAAGATGGTGCCCGCGGGGATTGCGCTGTTGGGTGCGCCCTGAAAAGAGATTCCCCCCTTTGCGGCTTTCGCCGGCAGGCGATAGATCCCATAGCTCTCGGCGATCAGCTCCAGGAAGCGCCGCGTCGCCGTCATGGCGAAGAGCTGGCGACTCAGGAACACCAGCGCGCTATAGAGACCGTCAGTCAGCGCCGCCCACACGCGCGCGAAGACGTTGAGCATTGAGAAGCGCAGGCGCGCATCTGCGTTCGGGATGAGCGCGTTGATCTCGGCCTCGGCCGTGCTGATCAGCTGGCCGAGCGTTGGTCGGTTGAATGCCATGGGTACCCTGTTCGAAGTTCGTTGTATGTCAGGCCATCGCCAGCGCGCTGGCGCAGTCCAGCGCCTCCCAGTCCTGCACGGCCCTCAGGTCCCACGCGTAGCGGAACTTCCACCGCAGGCTGCGACCATCAGGCTTGAAGATCTGCACGGTCAGCATGAGCACGTTGTGGCAGCCACCGACCACGACTGCGGTAGCCGTCACCTTGCGTGCCACGCGGTCCTCGATTAGCCAGGCCAGAGCCTCGAGCGCGTACTCCTCGGCCAAGCGCACCACCTCCGGCAGATTGCGAGCCCGCTCGAGGAGCCAGAGGCGCGAGCCAATGCGCCTCCCGTCCATCGCGTCGCACCACCAGCCGCGGGGATCGCTGCCGTCCGGCAGCACGTCGTCCTCGTTCGCGCGGCGGTCCGTGAACAGGCTGATGAGGATCGAGGTCGACAGTTCGTTGACCGCGACCAGATCGCCGCACGCCGTGCGCACGTCTGCACAGGCATCGGGGCCGCAGCCGTAGAAGAGCTCAACGTCCATCAGATCGGCTCCAGTGATGTGCCAGTCCCGATGCTGCCGCCGGGGTGCCGGTGGTGCAAAGAGCTGATCGCAGTGCCATCGCTGTCGGCGATCACGTCCTCCGTCGCCTTAGCGTTGCCGATCACCTGCACCACCCCGCTGGCAGGCTGCATGACGATGTCCCCGTTGGGATTCATGCCGATGCTGCTGCCGCCGTACGTGGCGGTCAGGTAGCCATTGACCCGGAACTGGGTGGATGCCGGCGTCACGTCCATGTCGCCGTTCGCGAGCATCCGGAACTTGCTGCCGGCTTTATCGGTGATCACCACCTGCCCCGTCTTGTCGAGCAGCACCGTCTGGCCCTGCTGCGCGCGAATCTCGACCTCGCCATCCTTGTTGAAAAACAGCCGCTGCCCGTGCTGCGTCGCCTCGAGCGTAATTTGGCCGTCCTCATCGAAGAACTGGTTCTGCCCGTGCACGCTGTATTGCTGCGTCTCACCAGGTTTCAAGCCGGCGGGGCGATGCGCCTTGTCGAACCACCCGATGACGATGCCATGGTCACTTTCGCCATTTGGGAAGACGGCGAGGCCTTCCGGCACCGATCCCGGCGGATGCGCTGTGAATCCATAGGTTTCCAGCACCTCCACGTCGTTGTGCAGATCGTCGGCAGCGCTTTCCATTTGAACCTGCACGCTCGGCGTGGCAGTGTCGGTGGTCAGGCGCATCACGCGCCGCACCAGGCCAAAAATGCGATCGACCGACATCAGCGCCCCCCGCTCACGCCGCTGAGCTGCCGAGAGCTTGCGCCGGCGCCGGCTTCAACCTTCGGAATTTCCTTGAGCACGTCGAAGGCCTCGGGGCTGTAGAGCGTCATGATGCAGACCGTCCCGCCGCTGAGATCCAGCGTGTATTCGATGTTGCTGATCAGCATGTCCTCGTTCTCCCCTACCCTGCGATGCTTCAGCAGGTTCGTGAGCGTGTTGATCTCCCAGATGCTTCCGTCGCTTTGACGCCAGCCCTGGACCTGGACCACGAATTTGCGGCTGCGGGCCTCGCGAGTCCCCGCCTCCCACTCGGCGCGATCGCGGCAGCGTTTCGCGTCTGCCTGGTCTTCCGCGTTGATAACGAGCGGGCGATACCGCTGGATCGACTTGTTGCCGACGGTCACCGAGCCGGCCGCCGAGGCTCCGCTGCGCTTGACGGTGGCCACCGGCTTGACCGATGCTGCCCCGCTGAGCACGGGCACGCCTGCGCTCGTGGCGCCATGCGCCTGCCCCTTGACGGTGATTTCCGAAAACAGGTTGGCGAAGCTGCGCTCGTAGTTGATGGGCGATTTCAGGTTGCGCCCCAGCTCGAGCTTGTCGGTGGTCCGTCCGTTGAGGCCTGCACGCGTCACCACCAGGCCGCCCTTACGGTCACTGACCAGCAGGACGCCCTGAATCTTGGCGAGCTTCTCCAGCAGCCTGTGCACCGTCTCGCCGCTGTTGCCGGCCTTCCTGGGCAGCCTGCCGCCACCCTTGCCCGCCTTCGCGGCGGGAGCCTTGTGCTTCCCTGGTTTCTTCGCCACGTAGCCGCCTGCCGAGGTCTCGACCTGCGTCAGGAGCTCGATGCCGTAGGGCTTGATCAGCTCCGACGCGATGTACTCGAACGTCAAGCCCGTCCACTCGGTAGTGGGCGCGCTGCAGTCGACAAGGTCGCCGGTGCGGTCCCGCCCTTCGACGCGGATTGTGTGGTCCTCGACGCCTTCGACTTCGCTGACGACATCGATGTAGCCGGTGATCATCACGTCCTCGCCGATCTTGAGCGTGCAGGCCTCGCCGGGCTCGATCGGGAAATCCACGGCCTGGTCGGGCCACTTCTGCGTGACGTCGAGAGAAAACGTACCGGCGAGCTGCTCGATCCCTTGCGAGATCCGTATGCCCTTCCAGCCCTCGTACCGCACGCCGTTCACCTCCAGGCTCACGCGGTTGTTTGCGTCGATCGGACTGAGCCTCTCGGAGATCATTCGGTCACCTCGTGCAGGAGCTCAATCGCGGCGCGCGGTGGCACAAAGAGCGGGTTCGGGATCTCGTTGCGCTCGTTGATCACGTCGTCCGAAAGCACCCCGTAGTGGCGATAGGCCAGCACCAGCGTGGGCATAAAGCCGTTCCACCCGGTGCCATCGCAGCACGTGGTGACGAAGGTTCGCGCCAGGTGTTCCCCGGTCGACGTCATGTGCTGCACCGCCGCGGTGCGCAGCGTCACGAGCAGCTGCTGCGTGTTCGGGAACATCTGCAGCCCGGACAGATCCAGCAGCTCGGCAGTGAAGGCCTGCGTAATCGCGGAGCGCTGCGCCTGCATCTCGTTGTAGGTGATGAGCTTCGGCGTGCTGCGGAGAACCGTGCTGTCGGCAGCGAAGCGATTGCTCGAGCTCGCGAAATCCACACTGAGCTCGGCCGACCTGATCAGGCTCGCAGACTGCACGAGGTGCGTGAACGCGACGCTGTTCGTCCGCTGGGCCGCGCGCCCCCTCGTCGGGATGTTCGGAGTCTGGGGACGAAGGAACTCGTGGAAGGCTTGCGGCTGCGCGACATCGCGCATGATCGTCATGACCTGCTGCGCGAGCGCCAGCGGTTGCGAGTAGATGCCGACCGAGGCCAGATTGAGCTCGGCAACCTGCGCCGCCAGGCTCTCCGGACGGCGCCACTGGGCGAGGACACCCAGGAACTGATCGACCATGTCGACGGCATCCGCCAGCACGAAGCCGGGCAGGTCCTCGACGCTGAACGCCATCGAGAACTCGTCGGCCAGCGCCTCGTAGCTGTCATCGGCCGCGGCCAGGACGGTCCCACCGGTGTCGTCGATCGCGTCGGCCCGGAACTCGACCTCGCCGGCCTCGACGAAGTCCATCGACAGCGAGATGAAGCCGCCCAGCTCAGTGCTGGTCTGCTTGACGCCCATCGTGGTGATATGGCCCCGCAGGGTGCCGTAGAACGGGTGCACCAGCGTGCCGACTCCGCCCTGCTCGACCGCAGCGACCAGAGCATCGCGCTGGGGCCACGGATTGAACCCGTTCTGCGCGCCGGCGCAGATCCAGCCATCAATGCGGAACTTCCGGGTCTTGCGGCCCAAGTCCTCGACCTGCGGTTTGTCGCGCTGGACAAACTCATGGATGGCCACGTTGCGGCCGAACTCCACCTCGTCGCCCACGATCTCGAAAGGCACGCCTCGCCAGGAGGCCGGGCGCAGGAGCTGCCGCCAGCTGTTCGTGGTCATGGCGTTGCGAACATGCCGCCCGAGCGGGCGTCGATGTTGAAGTTGGGGTTGCGGGATTCCACGCGCGTGATCTCCGGCTTTCCTTCGGCCGTCACGCGGACATCCAGTCGCCCGCTCACGTCCACCTTCGGCGTCGGAATGCTGATGGACGGCGCGCCCGCCCCAAACCGGGAGATTGGGCTCGAACTCGAGCTCGGCGCCCCTGCGGGGCCCGCAGAGGCGTCTACTGCCGCCGAGGCCGCCGCTGCGGTTTGCACGGGTAGCACGGTCTGCAGCCGCTGGACTTCGGCCGTCTGCGCCTGTTGTTCCTGGAACAGCTTGGCGGTCGACGAGTCGAACTTGAATTCCTTGCCCATGGCCCAGTCCATCACTGAGCCGAACAGCTTCACCGCGTCGATCACCGCAGTGATTGGCGTGAGCAGCATCTTGAACGTCGTCGCGATCAGGTCGCCGGCGCTCTGGCCCGCCAGACCCCAGGCGGCGAAGCTCTCCTTGGTCTTGTCGACAGGGCCGAACAGCTGCATCACCCAGTCGATGGCACCGCCGATCAGGCTGCCCATCACGCTGAAAGCAGAGCCTACAACCGAGGCGATCCCCGAGAGCGGCGCGAGCGCGTCGGCCACAGGCGCGATCCCGCGCATAAAGCCATCCCACACGCCCACGAAGAAGGCTTTGATGCCGTCCCACTTCTGATAGATCAGGTAGCCCAGCGCGGCCACCGCTGCCACCGCGGCAACCACCAGCGTGACCGGCGCCAGAGCCAGCGCCCACGAGGCCGCGGCCGACAGGCCGAACGAACGCAGCCCGATCTGGAACAGCACCAGGCTGCGCAGCGCCGGGGCGAAGTTCATAGTGGCAAAACTCCCCGCCGCCGTGACCGCGCTGATCGCCATGCGGCCCAGTGCGAGCGCAATGCCGCCAGCGCTCAGGATGAAGGGCGATGCGATCGCGATCAGGCCGCCGAAGACCAGGTTGTCCCAGCCGACGAGGCCGGCCACCCTGTTGAGGATCTTGAAGAGACCGCTGGTCTTGTCGGCCATCCGGTCCATGTCGTCCATGAAGGGCTTGAGGTTCTGGCTCAGCACATCGGCCAAGGCCTTCACGCCCGGCATCATGGCGCTGCGGTTCGCCTTCATCCGCGCTTCCATGATGTTCGAGAACTGCTCGAAGACCGGCAGCATCTGCACGCCGAAGGCGAGCTTCAGGCCGTTCATCGCGCTCTTGGATCGCTGGTAGGCCTCATCGGCGGAGTCGCCGATCGCAGCCATCTCGTCGGTCATCAGCGTGCCCGAAGCGCGCATCTTCTTCGCCAGCGTGTCGTAGTCCGTGCCGATCGCTTCGAAAATCGGGATCAGCGTCGCGCCGGTCTTGCCGGCGAGTGCGCGGAACTTCTCGATCTTGAGCATCTCGTCGGCTTCGGTCGTGCTCTTGCTCGACACCAGGCCCATCGCCTTCATGAGGTCCAGCGGCTTCATCTGCTGGGCCTGCGCGGCCGTCAGTCCAAACGCGCGGAGGTCGGCATCGAGCTTCTGCAGCTTCTTTCCGCCCTCGGACACTGCCGACTGGATGTTGAGCTTGAACTTGAGGAAGGCGCCGCCTGTTTCCTCGACGCTGGCGCCGGCGTCCTTCGAGATCTTCTCGAAGACCTGGAACTCTTCGGCATTGAGGCGCAGGCGCCCGCCGAGGTCGTGGATCCGTCCCGCCTTCTCCGCGGTCTCCGCGACGGCATCGAAGCCCGTCTTGATCGCGGCGATACCCCCGATGGCCAGGCCAGCGCCGCCGGCGATGCCCAGCGCCGCCAACTGTCCGCGGAGGTTCCCGAGGTGCGCCTGCAGGCGACCAAAGGACGTCGCCCCAAGGCCGCCTACCAAGCGATTCTTCAGCGTGTCGGCGGCGGAGGTAATGTTCTGAAACCGCTGCTGCAGAGACTGGAAGGCCGAGCCGGCATTGTCCTGGGCGTTCAGGACGACCCTGGACTCTTGAGTTACTGCCATGTGATTTACCTACCTGTCTTTGCGGCTTCCGCTTCAGCGCGTTCCGCTTCGGAGATGACCTCGGACACCTCAACCCAAAAGGCCAAGTGCGCAATGGTCATCTCTTCGATTTCTGAAGGCTGGACTCCGCGGGCCAAGAGGACCGCAGCGGAGTCCCTTATCTGTTTGGGCCGACAAAGATCTCCGCGACGCCGGCCATCGCCGGCTCGAAAGCCCTGTAGTCCATTGCGTCGATCTCTTCGCGCGACATGCCACTGAGCTGCAGCACCTGCGCCACGAACTCGACGCGTTGCGTGTGCGGGTCAGCCGAGATTCTGGCGATCAGCGCCTTCACCGGCTTGATCTGCGGCACCACGAAGCCCGGCTCGTCGAAGGGCGTGAGCAGCTGCAGCGCCTGAAGCTCATTGGAGTAGTCGAGAGCGTCGGGCGTCGTGAGTTTCGATGCCTCGATCTGATTGAGACCGGAGCACACCTCGGCCAGCACATGCGCCGCCAGCAGCGTGTTGGCCACGGGGACCTTGCGCATCATCTTCACGGTGACTACCTCGGGGAATGGCAGCTCCGTGAACTCGATATCTGCGCCGTCGCGGCGCGCCTTGAAGGGGGTCTTGAGTTGGTACATGGTGCAGGAATACTCAGTAGACGACCGCCGCGTCTCCCTTGAAGGTCAGCTTGACCTTGCCCTCGGAGTCCTTGACCTCGATGCCGGCCGAGAGCTGCGCATTCGTTGACAGGTAGCTCATGCCTTCGACCGTGAGGAACATCAGGTCGCCGCACTGGCCGCGGTAGTTGTCGGGGTTGAAATCGACCGTGAGCGGAAATTCGAATTCGATCTCCGCAGGCTCGACGGTCGTCGTGCCGAACCATCGGCCCTTGTTGTCGGTCACGCCATCGGACGCGACCTCCCCGCCCAGCTTGATGAGGGCGGTCTTGTTGACCGGCGTGTGGTTGATGCCGTTGAAGACAACGGTCGAGACACGGATCGTCTGCGATGCGCAAGCCATGTTGAATGCTCCTTCGTTTCAGGGGATTGGTGACCGCGCTCAGCAGACGATGTAGGACAGCTTGCCGGCCTTGACCGTCAGGATGTTCACGATGTCCGGCATGGCCTGGAACTTGATCGTGTTGCAGTCCTCGATGCTCCGCTCGACGACGAGCGTGGCCTTGAACTGGTCGAAGTTCTCGACGATGCCCAGCGGCACCCAGACGTTCTGGCAAAGGGCCAGGATCGAGCCCTTGATCATCTTGGGGGTGGCCACGTCGGGCGGCAGGCCTGCCGTGCCGTCGTCGGCCAGACGGTTGCGCGGATACGTGGTGTCGAGCATGGTGCGCACGCTCCAGCGCAGATAGCTCTTCGCGAGCTGGGTCTCCACGCGGCGCTCCGCATCGGTGGCGACGCCCGAATCCGTCGTGATGCGCTCGGTAATTGCCGTCTCCAGCATCACCTGGTCGGCGTCGTTGCACTTGTAGGTGCCGTTGCCGGTGTTCAGGATGAGGCGGTTGCGTACGTTCCACATGAAGCGGCACGGCATGGGCGCAGGCTTCAGGCAGTTCAGCACCACGTTCTGGTGCGGGTTGTTCGCCACCGCGCTGGCCAGCGCCGCGCTGATCGCGCCGTAGACGGCCGCGAACTGCCAGGCGCTCGACATGAGGCCACCGTACTGGATACCGTTGATGACCTGGCCAGGCTCGACCGCCATCGTCGTGCGGTACTCGCTGTTGCGGGTCGCCATGAAAGTCCCGATCTGCGCCTCGGTCCCGCGGAAGGCGCCATAGATCAGGAAATCGTCCTGGCCGTTGCCGAGGCTCGTCGGGCCGGGAAGCGGGGCCCAGCGGTCTTGTGCTTCGGCGAGGATCAGGGCGGCATTCGTGGCATCGTTGTAGGGCACCACCACGTGGGTCATGTACATCGAAGACGCACTCGCGATGCCGGCGGCGATACTGGGGTTCTGCACGCCCGCAGTGCCGGTGGTGAACGTGACGAAGGTGCCGGCCGGGCTGACGTCGCCCGGGTTGTACTGCGCCACGATCTGCACATCGTTGGCCAGCTCGCCCTTGTTCTTTGCCGTGAGCGTCAGAACGGCCGCCGGCGCCGTCGCAGTGAAGAGCGCGGCCGGATCGGCGTTGATCACCGCCGCAAGAGCTGCGGCGATCGACGCAGCCGTCGCGCCCACGGCCACGGGCACCCGGTACTCCAGATCGCCGATGTAGATCCGCTCTACGCCGGCCTGCGCGGCGGGCGTCGCGTACGGCACAGCATAGTCGGCCGTCACGATCCTCGCGACGCCTGCGGCATCGTCGTACTGCGGGCAGAACCAGACCTCGTTGATGCTGTTGGTCTTGAACAGGTCGCGCGCCATGTGCGACAGGATCGACCCGGGCCCGAAGAGCTGGCCTGCCTGCGCCGCGCTGTTGACCTGGATCGGGATGTTCGGCTGTGCCGTCGAACCGTTCGGGTACGGGACGGTCTTCGCCTTGTCCATCTGGCCATAGACGAAGATCCTGTAGAGCTTCCCGGCCTGGGTGGTGCGGGCGCCGGAGCCGTCGAACTCGACGTAGGTGCCGGGCACGCCGACCGTGCTCGGAATGGACTGGAATGTGATGGACATGGGGCCTTCCTTGGCTCAAAGCCCACGGTGCGCGGGCGGGTGGAAACAAAAAGGCCCGCTCAGCGGCGGGCCTGGAACGAGGCGAGATCGGAACTAGCTGGCAGATGCCGTTGCAGCCTTGCCGGCGCGGGGAGTGCGCGCTTCGGGCGCATCCTGAGGCGTGCTCGAGGGCGCCTCGGCCGCCGGCGACTCGGCAGCGGCGGGCGCCGGGGACTCGGGCGCGAGCTCTTCGATCGAAAGATCTCCGGTGCGTTCGGCATAGTGGTCGGGCGGCAGCAGGACCTCGCGGCGGACACCCTCCTCGGGAATCGGATCTCCGGTCAGAGCGTCTTTGACGCCGGGTCGCAGGGCTTTCAGCAGGTACATGGCATTTCCTTGAAGTGGACGAAAGATCGGCGCCAGGTCAGTCCTTGCGCGTTGGCCAGGCCGGATTGGCCGGACGCTGTGCAGACGTCTGCACGCGTGGTGCGGGCGCCGGCGCCGGCGTGTTGAAGGTCGGCAGTCCGAAACGGCGCAGCGGCACGTTGACGAGCTGGCGGACGGCAGTGCAGGTAGAACAGGCCATGGGCTTCTTTCAGCAGGCGCCTTGCGGCGGTTGGGGGGTGTAGGCGTTGACGTGGATACCCAGCCCTTCGACACCGCACACGTGGTGCCGCTGCTCGCCCAGAATTTTCTCGAGCGGGCAGGTGTTCACCTCAGGCTCCGGGTAGCAGGCGCGATAGACCAGCTTGAACTCGATCTGAGCAAGCACATAGGGCACCTCGCCCTCTGAGCTTCGCGCGATCTCGGTGTTGACCTCGGAGATCTCGTCGGTCGTGATCTTCTGGCCCTCGACCACGACAGACGTGTTGCTGAACTGTCCGAAGACGATCGATTCGATCGCCTCGCAGCAGTCGTCGAGCTCCCGATCGGCCGCGGTGGTCTGGGCGGGCTGCGATGGCAGCCCGTCGACGTGGCGCCAGGGCTGATGCGCATCAGGCGTGCGCGCGATCCGGACCTCGATCAGCAGCGAGAGCTCCTGCTCGAGCAGTTGCTGCCCGAGCGCGTTGCGCGTGCGCTCGCCGTCCGTGTAGACGCACACGTTCGGGAAGTGGTCCTCGTCGGAAAACGGCGTCGAACGACTGACGAACACCGAGTCAGCCCAAGCGCCCCGGCGCACCAGCTCGCGGGCCAAATGCTCGCGAATGAGTGTGCGGGGGTGCGTCACGTGCGGTCCCTCATGCGCGCAGCGTGCCGTGCGTCGACGGCCAGCAGCAGGACGTCAAAGGACGCGTCGAGCTTCACCTCGGCAGCCTTCACCTCGTACGTGATGTTGCGCCGGATGACCAGGTCGCCCTGGCGCGGCTTGCGCTCCAGCAAGCCCTTGCGGATGTTGCACATGGGCTGCCGGCTGGAAATCAGCACCTGCCCGCCCATGCTGACGTCGGTGGTCGCCATCGTGAACTTCGCGCAGATGTCGACCAAGTGGCCCTCGTGGTACTGAAAGCGGACCGGTTCGCCGAACTCCGCCTGGACGACGGCGGCCGCCTCCTGCTTGATCTGTTCCCAGTTCATGACTGGCTCGCAAGCACGGTGACGAAGCCACGGGCCAGCGTGCACATGCAGTTGCTCGGCAACTTCCCCACCACCTCGAAGGTGTAGCGCCGCACGCCAGCAGCCAGCTTGAGCGTCTCCGCCCGGGGCAGGTCGACCTTGACGACGGCGGCGCTGGTGCCCGCCGGCGTGAAGGCTCCGGCCACCGAGACGACTGCCAGCGGAGCGCCTCCGTTGCCGACGAGACCGCAGTCGGCAACGGGGTTCCATACGCTGAACAGCACCTCGTTCATAGCTGCCGGCCAGCAGACGCCCGCGCCGACGAACTGCAACGCGCGGCTGTCGGCCGCGAGGTAGTCGTCGCCCTGCACCAGCTCGAGGTGCAGGTTTCGCAGGTAGCTGTCGCTCATGGCCTGCGCTTACTCGACGGCTTCGTCGTCGTCGACACCGACGCGCACAGCGAACCGGGCGTCGACCAGTCGATCGAGCTCTTCGGCAGAGGCATCGAACTCCTCGCCGGGCGGGATCTCGACGGCCTTTCCGTTGCGCTCGAGCTGCACGACGCCGAGGGCCTTGGCCCGCACTCCCTTCTTCGTGCGCGCACCGCCGCGGCCGCGGCCGGGCTCCTTCGAGCCGGCGTTGCCCCCAGCGCCAGCACCTGCCCCCGCAGCGATTGAGGTAGCGTTCGTCGCGGCAGCTCCTGCGCTGCCGCCTGCGCCGGTGCCGGCACCGGCTTCGTCCGCGCCCTCGCCGGCGCCCGAGGTGGTATTGGTGGTATCGGTCATGGCTTACAGCACCTTTGCGCGGAAAGTGGCGTTGGTGACGCGAGGCACCAACAGGGGGGCCGACTGCGTCATCGTGTAGATGACGCTCGGGTCGTCCTGCTTCCACATCTTCGGGAAGTATTTGACGGCCGCCAGGCTGTCGTGGTCCATGATCGCGCCGAAGGCCTGCACGCCACGCATCGTCTGCTTGGCCACGAGCTGCACCTCGTCCGGCGGCAGGTAGAACTGCGTCACGCCGTTCTGATCCGTGTAGGTCGCGTTGTAGCTCCACATGCGGAACTGCCCGAACTGCCCCCGATAGACCTTCTGGTCGTTGTCCTGCACACCAGGCAGCAGGTTCGGCAGCTGTCCGCCGATCGGCTGCACGTTCTTGTACAGATCCTTGAACTCGGGGTTCTGAGACAGCGGCGCCCAGACGTTCGCGCCGAGCAGCACGTCGGTGACGGTGCCGCCCTGGTTCTGCGCCACGATGCCGGCCCAGGTGTCCAGATTGCTCACCGGTTTGCCGGTCGCGAGGCTCCACAGATTCGGCGCCGCCAGCACGATGCTGTTGCCCGCATTGCGCTGGAAATCGACGCGCACGAGCGGATAGTCGTCGCCGACGACGTCGACGTAGCCATACACGAGCGCCTGCGCCGCCATCCACTCGAGGCGGTTGTCGATGGTCTCGACCTGATCCTGCAGATCCGAAGCCAGCTGCAGATCGCGACGCTGAGCCAGGGAGAGCGAACCGCCGATGCGCTCGCCAGGCAGACGAGTCGTGACGTTGCATGGCGTGAGCGGCATCTTCGGCTTCACGTATGCCGGCGAGAAGCTCTCGGTCGAGAAGCCCCGGCGGCGGATCGGGCGCCCCTCGACGCAGGGAGAAACGAACGGCGCGAGACGACGCGCGCCGCTGAGACGATCGAAGCTGATCGCCGCGGTGTCGAAGGTCTGCACCTCCGGGAAGAAGGTGTTCGTGAGGAACGTGGTCGGCCGGTAGGTCTGGTCGATGACTTCCAGCAGCTCCAGGGTGGAATAGATGTCCATGGCTCAATCCAAAGTGAATGGCCTGCGGGTTGGCGGGCCGGAAATGAAAAAGCCCGCTCTCTGGCGGGCCCCGAGCTCGGCGAGCGAGCGATGACGATGGGACGACGTGCTTACGCCAGCACGCGGCGCAGTTCGATCTTCTGCGGGCCCAGCGCGGCCTTCGCTGCGATGATCTGCGGGGCGGTCAGCGCCACGCCGGCGAGCTTCACGCGGTCTTGCGCGAACTCGCCCTGGCTGTAGAACTGCAGCTGGTTGCCGGTCGCCGCGTGAGCGGTGGCCTCGGCTGCCGTGAGCGTGAACGGCATGATGTACTTGGCGTTGGCCGGATCCGCCACCAGGCTGACGGTGTTGGTGGCGTCGACGCCGAGCAGGTCACCACGTGCGTACGCGACGCCGCCCGTCAGCAGCGCCTCGGTGGTTTGCACATGGTCGCCGACGATGAGGTCGTCCGGCGTGAAGACGTCGCGGGTCACGCCCGCGGCATTGCAGCAAGATTGCATGGTGGTGCTCCTGAAGTTGTGGGAGGGTGGACCTGTCGGATCAGGCCCGGGTCTGCGCCTGGCGGGCGCTCACGACGCGCTGGGCGAGCGTCGGCTTGTCACCGCCACCGCCGCCCTGGCCGGATGCATCGGGGCGCACGAGCTGGACGTTGCCCATCTGCTCGAGCGTGGCGGCCGCCGCAGCCGCCGCAGAATCGACTGCGGGGACGGTGGCCAACAGCTTCGCGGCCGTATCGGCGGCCATGTCGGTACCGAGGGCGAACTCGCGCGCCGTGGCCTCGCGGCCCTTCGCCGCGTCACAGCCGAGGATCGCGCCAATTCGCGTGCGCTCCGCGGTCGCGCCTTCACGCAGGCCTGCAGCGTGGCCTTCGGCACGGCCGGCTTCGCGCGCCTGGGCGAGCTGTTCGTTGGAGATCTCGCCAGCACTGGGCGAGGCGTTCGAGCCATTCGACATGGATTTGCCTTTCGAGAATCCGCCTTGTTTGGCGAGGGTTGCAGAAAATGCGCCGAGTGCGTCGTCGAACGACATGACCTCGTCGGCCAGTCCGATCTCGACGGCGTCACGGCCGCGGTACAGCTGGGCTTCGGTGGAAAGCACCTGCGCTGTGGAGATGCCCCGGTTGCCGGCGACTGCCTCGGCGAACTGGGAGCGAAGTTCATCGATATCCGCTTGGAAGGCGCTGCGCACGGCCTCGGGCAGCGCCTCGTAAGGATTGCCGTCGACCTTGTGCGCGCCGGCGTAGAGGAGAGTGACTTTGATGCCCTCCTGGTCGAGCATGCCGCTGTAGTCCGCGTGTGCCATCAGCACGCCGATGCTTCCGACCTCTGCCGTCTCGGTCAGGACCAGACGCTGCGCAGCGCTCCCCAGCCAGTAGGCTGCGCTCGCAGACGTCTCATTCGCGTGAGCCCACACCGGCTTGGACGCGCTGCCGATCATTCGCGCCAGATCTCGCACGCCGGCGACCTCGCCGCCCGGGCTGTCGATGTCGAGCAGGATGCCCTTGACGCGCGAGCTGGCGAGCGCGCTCACGATCTGCGCCTGGATGCCGTCGTAGCCCATGGCGCCCGAGCGGGTGCCGATGTAGCCGCTCTTGTGCATCAAGGAGCCCTGAACCGGGATCACCGCCACGCCGTCGACCACCGGATAGCTCTGGTCGGTGACGTCTGCCCCGCTCCAAGGATCAACGGCACGCGGCAGGTAGCTCTCGCACAGGGCGGCCATCGCCTTCTGGTCGAGGGCCTCCCCCTTCGCGTCGATCAGGCCGGAGAAGTTGAGCCGGCCGCCGAGGGCCGAGAAGAAGATCCGGGCGTAGCCGGGCTCCAGCAGCAGCGGGCGATTCAGCGCGCGAGCCGCGATATGGGCATGCTTCATGGTCAGTCCTGTTGTGCCGCCGCCGCGTCGTCGGCCGCGTTCTGCTCGGGCGTGCGAGCGGTCTTCGGTGCGCCGCCGAGGTATTCGGGCAGCGGCAGTCCACGCTCTTCGAACATCTCGCGCGTACGAACGTGGCCGTCGAGCAGCCGCTCGAGGTCGTTGCCGTTCTCGGCGAGGATGTCATCCAGCGCGACCTGGTGAGTGGCCAGGCCGACCTCGTTGGCCTTGGCCTGCTTGAACTCGTCCAGCACGATCTTGCCGGCGCCGATCCAGGCGCAGCTCGTGAGCCAAGCGAAGATCTGGCCCATCTGCGTGCTGTTGTCTGGCCAGTACCTCACGCCCGGCGGCGGCGCGATCGTGCCGCGCACAATGGCTTCGTCGAACCACAGGCGGAACATCAGCGTCGCGGCCTTGTCGGCGATGGCGGCGCGCTTGGCCAGGACGTACTGCCAGGCGATCTGCATCGCCGCACGAGCGCTGCTGTAGCTGGTTTTGCTGAAGTCGCCGCTGGCCTCTTCGAAGCTCATGCCCCAGCCGCGCGCGTTCTGGCGCATCAGGCCTTCCTTGAACTGCTCGTGATTGGCCGCCTGGTTGTGCGGCTGCAGCACGCCGATCTCGTCGTCGGGATAGAGGGTCGGCAGCTTCACGCCGTTGATGTTCACGCCGGCGCTGCCGTAGAACGCCTCCTGCGCCGCCATGCACATCTGGGTGAACTTCATCATCCCCTCCTCGTCGTCGGCGCCCATGATTTCCTTGGCGCGCTGACGGCCGAGCGGCGTCTTGATGTACATGGCGAAAGCCGTGCCAAGCTGAGACAGCTGCAGCTCCAGGTCCTCCTGCATGTCCATCATCTTGAGCTTCTGCAGCGTGCTGGCCATCGCGCTGAAGCCACGGGTCTGGTCGGCCTGCTCGACCTCGAAGAGGTGGATGACCTGGCGCCAACCGAACTCGTTCAGCTTGGTCACGCGATCCCACTGCCCGACCGTTGTCGACGCGAGGTAGCCGAAGTCCTGCTGGTGCTTCGTGCGGATGTGGTACGCCACAGCTGCGCCCCAGGCATCGAGCTCCACACCGGCGCGCACGCGGTTGCCGTTGGGCAGCACCTCCTCCTGGTTGTTCAGGAGGCCCTGGACGCCGGGCGTCGACACCCGCTCCGGTTCCACCGTGGTGAAACAGGTGGCGTAGCCCGACGGGGACGGCCGCCATTGGCGCACGAGAAAGCCCTCGCCCTGCACCATCTCGGTCCCGGACATCTCCCGAACGAACTGGCTGAAGGTGCGCTTGCGCTGCGCATCGATCCAGCAATCCGGATCGTCGGCCCACGCATGGAAAGCCACCTCGACCTGGCTGGCCCACGCGGCAGCGACTTTCGCGGTGATGCCCAGCAGCTTGTAGACCGGCTGCAGCTGGAGCTTGTAGCTGGCACCGACGATGCGGTCCTTCTGGTTCTGGACCGCACCGCGCGCGTAGCCGTTGTTGCGCACCAAGTCCTTCGCACGACCTTCCGCCCTCGCCTTCTCCGGCAGCATCGACCGGTCGGCGCTCTGCAGCGGCGGCTGCCAGGAGCCGAGCTCGCGGCTGATGCTGTCGCTGGCCTTGTAGCTGGCCGCGCTGGGCATGGGTCTCCCTTCGGCGTCCAGGATCCGGATGCCGCTTTGCGTGTCGAGCATGGCGATCTCAGCAGCCGCAGCAGCGACGGTTGCGCGGGCCGAAGGACACGGACAGCGGGCCGCCACCGCCCAGGCCCAGCACCGCAGAAGCCGCAGCGCTCGGGCAGGCGATGTTCAGACGCCGGATGTGGTCCAGCAGGTTCGGCATCGACTTCGGGTTGTACTTGACCCGCTCCTCGCCGAACTGGACCTCGACCACCTCACGCCCGGACATCAACGCGTTGTAGGCGTTCACCGCCGCGCACAGCATCTCCGCGCACGTCGGCGTCGCGCACGGCGAGGCCGAGGGCGCGGCCGCAGCCTGATCACAGGGATTGCAGTTCGTCATGGTCTTTCGTGGTTACTCGCCGTTGATGCGCCGGCCACGCTCGCGCAGCCATTGCAGGTATTTGTCATTGCCGGTCTTGCCGACGGTGTCCTTCTCCGCCATCCGCTCGCCGAGGGCGCGCCCGGCCCACTCCGGAGGCTTGGCCCAGTTGATCTTTTCGCCGCCCACCAGGGTGTAGGCGACGCGGTTGTAGCCGCACAGGTCGAAGGCTTCGTTGTTGTCGCCCTTGCGCTTCTTCACCCAGCCCGTCGCAGTCCGCGTCTCCGCCGTCAGCTCCCGGAAGAACCATTCGCCAACCCAATCGGGCAAGTTGATCGAGTTCGGGCCCGGCTCTTCGCGCGCCAGGCTCGCCGCCACTTCATCCTTGAAGATGTTCGGGTTGATGATGTAGAGCGGCACCTTGATCCGGTCGTCACCCGGCTTGCCCTTGACGATCCGTTGCGCCGTGCGCGAGCTCGCCCCCTTGATGAGCGCGAACCGATCAGCACGTGACTGGCGCTTGAGCCGCAGCGCGTACGCGTATGCGTTGTTGGTCGCCTGGTCCTGGCCGCCGGAGTCGCAGACGATCATCCGGCTCTGGACCTTGATGTCCTCATTGCCGGCCACCGGATACTCGTCGTCGAGCAGCTTGTCGAGCGCGGCCCAGTCCTCGGCATGCGTGAACGGCGAGATCTTCAGCCGCTCGCCGCCATCACCGATGCGATCGCTCGACGTCAGGTTGAAGCGATCAATGATCCAGCACTGTCCGTCGACGCCCCACGCGTGCACCTGCACCACGAACCGATGCTTCTGCATGTCGACCGCGGTGGTGACGAAGCGCGCCTCGGCCGGGACGTGGCGCTGCGGCGCGTAGTTATCGGCCCGTTGCTTGAGCAGCACCGCATCCAGCCCGTCGCCCTTGGCGCTCAGCACCGTGTAAGGCCGCCCCTGGTCGGTGTTGGTAGTGGCCTTCAGTTTCTCCTGGTTGCCCGTGAGCTCGAAGTCCTTCAGGGCAGCCAGGTAGTTGTAGACCAGACTCTCCCAGCTCTGGAAAGCGGCGGCCGGCCCTTGCATCCAGTAGCTGGCGATCTTGCTTTGGTAGCTGTCGCCGAATACCTCCGCTTCACTGCGCCACCGCCCGCGCCGATTCATCGTCTCCTTGTGCTCGGGCCCCATGACGCCCTCGCACTCCGGGCAACGCATGTGCGCCGTCCGACTGGCCACGACCGGATCGTCGATCGTGGTGTCCCATTTGAGGTTCTCCCACTCGGCCAGAAACTCTGCCCCGCAGTGCAGGCACGGCCAATACCAGCGATGCCGGTCGCCCAGGTTGTAGAGCCCGAGGACGCCATGGGTCGGCGGCGCGCCATGGCCCCGCGGCTTCCATTCCGGGTCAAGCACCTCGTGGCCGGGCGAGGACTCGATCAACGTCCTGCCACGGCTCATGAAGCTCTTCGTCCGAGTCTTCAGCAGTCCGAAGCCGTCGCCTTGCTTGTCGATGTTCAGCGGGATGCGGTCGTAGTCCGTCGCAGCCACATGCCGAATCGGCTTACCCGAGAGCTGGTTCGCGGTCGGCCAGCCAATGTTCAGCATCGCGCCGTTGCGGAATTGCTTGTCGAGCACGTTGTCCTGGTGGCCCGCTCCTACCAGCGCGCGCAGCTTCGGCGATGCTCTCAGCGAACGCTCGACACGACGCTTGCTGAAGTCCCGCGCCTGCTCTCGCGTGGTCTGCACGATCATCATGTCGCACGGATCGGACACGATGCTGTGAGCCATCCAGCCCAGCAGCAGCCCGTCCGTCTTTCCAGACTGCGCGGGCCCGGCGAACACGACGGCTTCCACACTCCGATCCGCGAGCCGGTCCATCGGCGCCGGCATGTACGGCGTCAGCGCGGGATCCCACAGCGCGTCGTCGCCACCGGCCGCTCCCACGTGCAGGAACTGCGCTGCGCTCTCGCTCACCTTGATGCGCCGAGGCGGCTGCAGCAACGCGACCGCGTCGCGCATCACCTCCTCTGCGCTGGCAAACCCCTTCGTCATGATCAGAGCAAGGGCGGCGTGAAGGCATCGCCCCGCTTCTTACGAGGCCGGCCGATCTTCTTCTTCGGCGGCTCCGCCTCGAGCTCATCGGGCCGATCTGCAGACGCCTGCACGGCAGGCAGTTGATCCGCAATGACTTCGCCTCCGAGCACTTCCGTCGCGCGCTTGAAGAGCCGGGTGCGCCATTGATCGACGACTTCGCCGACCGCGACGACGACGTTCCCGGGAATGCCGCTCTTACGCTCGAGCAGATCCGGCAGCGTGTCGGCGCCTTCCGTCAGCACCTTCACCAGCTTCACTGTCGCGGCGCGCACCGACTCGACAGGAATCAGCGCACCGCGCTTCTCGTCGAGCACCAGCTGCGCCGAGTCCCGTTGCGTCTGCAGCAGGTCGATCTGCGCACGCTGCTTCTCCTTGGCCTCATCGCTGACGGCCTTGCCGGCGGCGGCCTGCTGGATGAGCTGCAGGTACCCCTTCACGCTCGCGAGGAAAAGATACTGCCCGTCTTCACCCGGCGGGATCACGCCTTCGGAGGCCAGCTGCTGCACGCGTCGCTCGGTGAGCTCGAGAAACGACGCGAGCTGCGCCACCGACACGCGCCAGTCCGCAGTGCCGAGCAGTTCTTCCATCACAACCTCCGGCCCGCAGGCCACCAGCCCGAAACGAAACCCGCTTCAGGCGCCACAGATAATTTCTTTTTTCTCGCGGGTCGTTTTCGTGCCCGCAGTTTCCGGAGGGTGCCCGGGAGTACCTTTTTCACAACGTTGCGGGGGCGCAACGTCACCTGAACCCGAGGCGTCGGAGCTCGAACTCCATTTCATGGGTCACGACCCGGGCCACGTTGTCGTTGATGCTCTTCATCACCGCCGGCCGCACGCGTTTGCCTGCGAACATGTGCGTGATATCGACGCCGACAACCTGCTTGATCTTGCGAGTGCCCGGCACGCGCATGAAGACCCCGGTCTTTCCGCTCTTCATCGTGGCGATGAAGGCATGCCGCAGCTGCCCTCTACCGGCAGTCTTGCGGACCTTGAACCGCACACCGTTCCTTTTCGTCGCCTTGGCCGCGAACTCCACGAGCGGAATGCGGTTGCGCGCACGAGCCTTCGCGAACAACACCGCCTGCATACCCTTGGCCTGCAGCCGGACACCGAGCCGCTTGCCCACCTCGCCGGACTTCACGTTGTACTCCGACGTGATCTCACGCTTGGCCTGCGTCTGCGCCTGCTTCATCACCTTGGAAAGTCCGCGCCCGATGGCCTTGGCTCGTGTCTGCTCGCCGAACCGCGCCAGCTTGCTCCCGAGGACAGCGAACTGCTTGGTGTCGATGTCGATCTTGAGCATGAAAAAACCCGCTGCGATTGCTCGTAGCGGGTCCGGCTGTGCGTGTCACTCAGAATGCCAGAAATTTACCAAAAAGAGTCATGTCGTAAAACCCCCTCTCAGGGCCTCGCGCGCCGCTGCCTGCTTGGCCGCGCGCTCGGTGAACCACACACCGAGCACCCGATCAGCCGCATCGAGCAGCGCCTTCACATTCGACTCGCTGCATTCGAGCGCGCGCGCTGTGGCCTTGACACCGACGCCACGCGCGTGGACGCATTGAAGGACCTGATACAGGCTCGGCCTGGTTTCCTTCAACGACTCGACGGCCTGGTCCGTCACGGATGCGTCGACCTCGTCGATCGGTATCCTGGATTGCCGGTATCCGCCGGCGGGCTCATTGAGAAACGCTGACTGCGACGACCAACCCAGCCCACCGGCCTCCCCTCGCGCCTTCCACATCGCCCAGTTCTCCAGCCGGGCCTTTACCCATTCAATCCGCGCCATCGGAAACCTCTGCCCCCTTCATGCGCGGACCGCCCCGAGCACGGTCCTCCCCTTGAACACCGTCGATGAATGCTCGGAACTCCGCGTTGCGCCGCGGGACTGGCACACCGACCACTTCGACGCTCTGCACCTGGGCAGCAGGAGAATCCTCGGGCAAGCGCGGTGCCACCGCCGACTCGCCCCACATGCAGACGAACGACATGCCGTATCGCTCGACCAGGAGCGCAACATCAGTGGTCAGCGCCACGTGCCAGTACGTGCCGACCTTGACGTCCTTCTCGCACGCATAGAAGCAACCCGTCTCCCCACGCGCGCCACGGCGGACCAACTCATAGGCGCGGCCGCCGATCTCTTCGGCCTTCGCCTGTATCGCGGCATAGACCGAGGGCATCTGACGCTTGATGGTCCGAATCTGCTCCACCGCCGGATCAACCTGCTTTTCTGTGGTCATGGCTGGCTCTCCAATTCACCGGACGTCCATCCGTCCATTGATTTCTACTGAGAGAAACACACACACAAGGCCCCGCGCGCGAGCGTGCAGACGTGTGCACACCTGCCTGCGCGCCGCATTGAGGGCGCGCGAGACCCGATAGACAATGCAGCGGCCTGAACTGGCAGTTCCCCAGGAACCGGCAGCACCATGCGCTCCATGCGAAGGCTGGACGCGTGGACGTCGCTGCACTCGTGCAGCGCGATCGCCCAGCCTCCGGCCACGCTTCAAATGAGCAGGACTACGTCATGGGCGCATGCAGTGACTTCCCCACTACCGCTGCACACCTGCTGCCGCGAATCTCGCCTCCCGCAGCTGGTGCCTCACGGCGTGTTTCTTGCGCCATGACCTTTTCCGCTGTTGCCCACAGCGATCGCTGGTCAGAAAGGCGCATCGTCACGGCCTCCATACGGATCGTCCACCGGTGCTGGCGGATCTCCGCGTTCATCGTCATTGCCAGAGGGACCATTGCCCCCCGACTCTTCTTCCTCATCGACCGGCGGCCAGACCTCCGGCCTTGCGTACCCCCAAGGGCGAGATCCGCCCGGCGCTGCAGGCTTGCCCGCACGCGCACGCTGCCACCCGTTTTCCACGAGCCAGTCGCGGATCTGGGTCTCCAGCAGCGCCGTCGACTTCGCCGGGTCTGCGCCCAGGGCCGCGGTCATCTGCGCGATGGTCACGAAGGTGGTGTGCTGGCTGAGCTCGCTCGTCAAGCGCCCCTCCGTGCGTGCGGCGCCCTCGCGTGTCAGCAAGTCGTAGAGCTTGGACTGCACCGAGGTTTCCACCAGGCGCTTCTCCTGCTCGGGCTTGAAGTACAGCCGCTCCTCCTCGTGCGTCGGGAAGATTCGCTCGCCGGCCTGCAGCATGACCAGGGCCTCCGCGAAGAGCTGGCCACGCCACTTTCGCAGCCACTCGATGTTCAGCGGCTGATAGACCCACACGGGCCAGAAGCGTCGGTTGCCGGTCAAGTCGTAGAGGTATTGCCTCTTGTTCGTCGTACACCAGATCACGCACTGGCGAGGGTGGTCGGTGACGTAGCGCCCGTAGGCGCCGCGGTACCGGTCCTTGCGCGTGCTGAAGAACTGCTTCACCGACTCGCTGTCGGCCCGCCGGAATGCAGTCATCTCGGAGAGCTCGTAGGCAATGATCCCGCTCAGCTGCTCGAAACCATCCTTGCCTGCGCCGATGTCGAAATGGGTGTCGCTGAAGAAGGCCTCGCCCACCAGCGTCTCCGGCAAGGTCGACTTGCCCATGCCGGTCTTGCCCTCGAGCACGATCGAATAGTCGAACTTGCAGCCAGGCCGCATCACGCGGGCCACATGGCCGAGCAGGATGAAGTGGCCGACGAGCTCGAGGTAGATCCGCTCCTTCTCCGGCAGCGCGGCGACAGCGCGCCCGAGAACATGGATCAACCACTTGCGGGTGCGCGGCTTCTCGTCCCACTTCTGCGCCTGCACCCAGTCGCGAAACGGGTGGAAGTGATTCTCGTCGGCGACCGTCTCGATCGCTTCGGACAGCGCCCCACGCGAGGCCGCCTTGATCCTGTACTTCTGCGTCAACCAGTCGCCGAGCCGAAGATCATCCGCATCGGTCATCGGCGCGGCATCCTGGCGCCAAGGCCATGGCCGCTGCGTGCTCGGCGTGCTGCGGAGGTCGTCGTATCCCACGACGCCGGCCAACGCCGGCGCTTTTCTCAGCGCTGCGATCACCATATGGCGGTTGACGCCCAGCTCCCACGTCTTGCACTTGGCCTGCTTGCAGATGAAGTCCAGATAGCCCTGGAACGCGTCATCGCCTCCGTCTCCTGCAGCTTCTTCATCGCCCCCACCGTTGGCCGGCGCTTTGCCGTCGATCGGCGGTGACGCCGGCGAAGGCGTGTCGTCGACCAGGTCCGGCAACGGCTGCGCTCGCGCAAAGAACTCGAGCACGCGGGTTCCGTCCCAGCCGTCGACCTCGATGGCATCGCGACAGTCCCAACCATCTTCCACCTCGCCAGGCTCGGGAATGGGAAGGATGGAAACTGCCGCTTGGTGCGCATCTCGCAGGTGGACGCCGATACCCAGCATCGCAGACATGCCGGGCTGCTTTCGGGCCGGCAGGAGCGGCTTTGACGCTTTGAGCTCTTCCAACGCCGCATCGTCGGCGCAGGCCTGGCGCTCCTTCGGCGTTGGCAGCTCGCGCTTCGCATCACAGTCGGGCCACAGCACGACAGTGCAGCCCTTGAGGTATGCCCATGACGCCTTCTTCCAGGCCTTGCTGCCGCCCGGCCAGCTGACGACGCAGTACACACCCGGGGCGTGCTGATCGAGCAGCGCCTGCAGCACTTCGGCCTTGATCTCTCCCTCGACCAGGATGACGGTGCGCGCTTCGGGATGCTGACGGCCAGGGTAGTACAGCGGTCGAGGTACATCCCACTGGCGCCAGTGCCACTTCGACCCGCCATCGCGCGAACTCGTGCACCAGGTATACGGCAGGGTCTCTTTGCCGCCGCCGCTTGTGCGAAAGCGAACGACGAAACCCAGCAGGTGCTCGCCGACGTAGTACGCCGCCTTGTGGATGATGTCCTCGACCTTGCGTTCGTAGTGCCAGAAGGTCGGTTGCGGCGCGATGGCCGGCACGGGAATGACCGTGGTCCATTTCTCGGACTCTTTAGGCCGCGGCGCCGGCGCTGGCGGCCGAGCTGGCGGCGGAGGCGCTTCACCCCCTTTGCGCGCGACGATGCCGGCCACGTCCTCAAGCCCTTCGGATCGCGCGAGCTGCAGAGCGGCCTGCCCGTTGTCGAGCATGTGGATCGCTGCATACAGGCTGATCAGATCCCCGCCTCGGTCGCGGTCATCGCCGGCAAAGTCGGCCCACGCGCCGGTCGTCAGGTTGACCGAGCAGCTATTGCCACTTCCCCCCGCGAGCGAACCGCAGACGTACTCATCGCCCTTGCGAGTGCCACCTGGCAGCCATTGCGCAACGAGATCTGCCGCGCGGGCGAGCAGCGCCCTACCCAGCGCCCCGAAATTGATATCAGGCAGCTTCTTCGATTGGTCGGCCATCGTCTAGACCGCCGCCGCTGGCCAGGATGAGATCGCGTCGCGCAAAGGGCACGAAGAGCGGGAGGCCGCAGCGTGCCGCCCGCGCGGGCTGTATTCCTTCACCGGCTTGTGCCGGTAGTCGACCTCTCGGTCGCGCACGGGCTCAAGCACCCCCGCCCTGCGCATGTTGTCAACCGTGCGACGCGCGGCCGAATAGCCGACACGTGCGTGATGCGCCAGCTCGAGGAGCGTTGGTGCCCGCTCGGGCGTGGTCAGGACGACCGCCGCATTCCAGAGGGCCTCTCGGACTTCCCCCACCGGCCTCATGTCGCGCTCCGCGGTTTCCCCGCCTGGTTGCGCCTGGTCGCCGCGGCCATCAGGGCGTTGATGGCGCTGATCGCCTGCCCTGCCTCCGTCTGCAGCTTCTTCAGCTCGTTGTCGGAGACCCATCCGTCATCCGCCAGCGACGAGCAGGTGGTCGACACGAGCTCGCTGTACTCCCGCGACGAATCGGCCAGCGCGCGCATGCAGTCGTCACCCTCGACGTCGAGCATCTCCGGCAGCGGAATCGACATCCGTCCGCAGGTCGCATTGAATGCATCGAGGATGCGGAAGTCACGGGTGCGCAGCGTCATCTTCACTGCGTCGAGCAGGCCGAGCTTGGCGCTTCCGATCCCCGCGACTTCGGCGTTGAGCGTGTTGTGATTCTTCCCGATCAGGGGTGCAAGCTGCACCACGCCGCCTTCGTAGTCATGCGCCACGTTGAACGCGGCGACCTTCACATCCATGGCCATTACGACGGCTCTCTTTCGTAGTTACTGACAGTCATGCTGCGGCGCGGGAGACTGCCACCATGACAACAACACAAAGACCCCGCCGCCTCGGCGCACCCAACACCGCGCACCTTCCCGCGCGCGGCGAAGGAGGAGGGATTGCCGAAATGGGAAGCGCGCCGATGTTCACGGCGGCGGGGGGAAACGTTGACGACCTCATGACCATCTCAGGTGCTTTCGCTTACGGCATCAGACTGGTCCGCCTCGAGGTCGGGCCAGATATCTCGGGCCGTGTCCGGCCACTGGTCGATCCGGCGAAACTGACCCGGGAGCGCGATTTCGAGCCTCGCGGCGAAAGGCATGAGTCTTTCGTCAGGGATGACGTTCTTCGTGAGCCATCCAGACACGCTCGGCGGTTTCACGCCGAAAAAGCGTGCGGCCGAATTCGTGCCCCCGAGGGCAGTCACAATTTCCTGAGCGGATTTGGGCATCCGCACATTGTTAGTCATGACTAATTCTAACGTCAAGCATGACTAACTCCAGCCCCATTAGGCTTGGCTAATGAGTTCTCTAGCCGATCGAGTGAGCCAACGGATGGCCGAAGTGCCCATCCGGCAAGCCGACTTAGCTCGCGCTGCGGGGGTCAAGCCCGCATCAGTGGCGCAGTGGAGAAATGGCCGGACGAAGGAGATTGCTGGCGAGACATTGCTACTCGCCGCCGCTGCGCTTCAATGCTCGCCAAAATGGCTTGCGACAGGCGTTGGCCCCATCAATCCAGCCGGCCAGCCCGGGCTTCCGGGCATTCCGGCGAAGGACGAAGGGCTCGACGAAGCGTCCAAAGAGGTGCTGCGCCTTTTCCAGAGCCTGCCGAAAGCAGGACGAGAAGAGGCGCTCACAGTCCTCAGGTACGTTGCTGCTAAGCACGGCTCTTTTACCACCACGGGCTCGCAACAACGTGATCCAGTTCCCAGTGCGTCAAAACGCGCAGCGTGATCTGTGGGGAAGAACGGAGGAATAGGATCAGAGGCGCATAGGGTGAACGTTAGTCATGCCTATTGACATGTGAATTAGTCATGACTAACAATCGGCCCCGTCATCACAGACGGAGGCCGAAATGGTCATTCCCTTCCCCAACGCCGCAGCAGGGCCCCAGCCGATCTACGCGCTGATCGATCGGTGCATCAGCTTCATCGAAGGCTTCGAAGACGATCCTGAGAAGGGTGTCGCCCCGCTTCTCGGTCAGCTCCGAGCAGCCCAGTCGAGCGAACTGATCGCGTTGCCGGCATCGGCACCGACCGCTCCACGGTTCCACGACCAATTGGGCTGGGCCACCGCAGCCCGCAACGCCGACGGCAGCTCGGGCTTCAGCTTCAGCCGCCACGACTACGGCTATTCCAACTACTGGCGCCTGTGCGCTTGCCGGGTCGATTCCTCATCCGGCCGCCAGTGGCGCACGCTCGCCGCTGCTGTCGTCGACGACTTCGGGAATCTGGTCGAGGTCGTCGCATGAGAAGCACCACGCTCCTGAGCCGCGACGTGCTGCTTGCCATCGAAGTCAAGTCGCCGAGCGTGGCCCAGTCCACGACCTCGGTCCGTGTCCGCCGCCCCTATGCGGCCGAGTACACCACCATCCAAGTTGACACCACGAAGCTCCGCGAGCTCGAGGCCTCTGCCGCAGCGCGTGCACTTGCGCTCGCTCGACGCGTAGCGCGGCTCAATCCGACAGCTGGCGTCATTGGCGCCGGGATGCTGGCATCGCTTGTTGAAGAGGCCCGTACGACCGTTGCCGGGTTCGGAGGGGACGCATCGTGAGCGCCGCGCAGCACACGCCGGGGCCGCTGCAGCCCGACTGCATGCGCATCCTCGACGAGAACGCAGTCTCAGCCGAGGCCATCGGCGTGAGCATGGTCACTCTTCACAACTGCGATGGTGACTGGCTGTTCCGCGTCCACAAGGACATCGCGCCGGTTGACCTGCGGACCCTGCTGGCTATCCACCGCGACCGATTCGCTGCAGGCGAGCGCGCCGGGCGCGAGAACGCATTCGCAGCCCTCAGGGCGTTCATCGGTGTCGATACCGCCCTCGCCAAGGCGCAGGAGGCTGCATCGTGAAGGCGCGCACCTTCTTCCTGCTGGTCTTTGCGGCCGAGCTCGTGCTCATCGGGCTGATCGTCTGGACGCTCCACGAGGGCGGCGTGCTATGACACACCCGCTCGCCCTGGTGGCGCTGTACGCGCTGCTCTTCGCGCTGTTCGCGGTCCTCCCCGCGCTCTCGTACATGCTGGGGTCCTGACCATGAAGCCCGATCTCTCTCAATCGGACTTCCAGGGCCTGCTCGAGCGCTCCGAGTTCCTCTCAAGGCGCACGCGCACTCTCTACGGCATCGCGCCGGCCGAGCCGCCCGCGAGCACCACCCCGCTCGACTGGCTCTACAGCCTGCTGCGCCGCGTCTTCGCCCTGGTCTGCGCGGCCGTGCTCTTCGTGACCATGCTGGCCGTCGCCTTCTCGAAAGGGCCGACGCCATGACCGAGGCCATCAGCGTGCACACGTCTGCACACGGCGCCGAGCCCGACATGTTCGACGCGGGCCAGGCACATGAGCACGTCTTCGAGCTGCACGGCGAGCTCATCGCCGACGCGGACGTGCGAACCATGGTCGTCGGTCGCGATGGCCATCCGCTGCCAGTGCTGTGCATGAAGCTGCGGCCGCTCAGCGGCTTCAAGCGCACCGTGCACGCCGAGCAGATCTACAGCGAGGCCACCCGCGCCCTCGCCGAACGCAAGGCGGCCACCCTGAAGAAGGGCGCGCACGTCACCATCACCACGACCTTTCACGACATGCGGACCATCCTGCCGCACGTCCAGGCCGTGGCCCTCCACCACGTCTCCTGAAAGGTCCTCATGGCCTCCATCACCATCACCCTGACGGACGCCGGCGGCGGACGCATCAGCGTCCACACGGACGCCCACCCGCCGCAGATCGGCGCCGGCGTCACCCAGGCGCAAGGCCTCGCCATGGAGCTGCTCGGCACCTCGTTCAAGCGAGGGGCGTCCGTGCTCTACGGCGCACCCCACACGCCCGCCATGGCCCTGGTGCGCGAGCTGCTGTCCCCCGAGGGCTACGGGTTCGCCGTGCCGCCGGAAGTGCGCGATCGGGCCCGCGACGTGCTCGGCATTCCGCGCGTCGAGACGATGACGCATCGAGGCACTGCGACGTCATGAACGACCGGTACGCCACCCAGCGCATTCCGTACGCGCGTCCGGCCGGCACCGTCCATCCGACCGAGGTGTACGACGGCGCAGAGCTGCGCGCCGCCTGCCCGCGTGCTGGCGCCTACGATGCCATGCGCCTGCCCAGCAGGCTCAACGGCCGCACAACGACTCCGGCGCCGATCGTGACGATCAGCACGGCGCCGCGCAGCGTCACAGCACGGGCCCGAATCTGCGTCTGGCAGGCCATCGAGCCAACAGACCAAGCGTCCGAAGCGCTGCTGACGCCGCCCGAGCTGATGCCGATCGTCGGCGCAAACGGGTACCGGCCACGCACCGGCAGTCTCGCCGAACTGGTCATCCAGGACCTGCGCACGATGCCCGCCACCGTCGCCTACACGTGCGAGGAAGTCGAGGCGATCTTCGGCGCGCCCCGCCAGTCGGTGGACAAGCGCCTGGAGAGCTGCATCGAGGCCGGGTTGCTCGTACGAGTCCGCAAGGGCCGGTACTACGCATACACCCTGCCCGCTGCCGCAGCCGCGTCGCAGGCCTCAGAGCCACCCGCCCATGCGAGCGCACCATGACGAAGTCGCGCAACATCAATCGCAAGAAGACGCTCTGGACGCCCGTGATGCTGCAGTTGCTGAAGCAGTGGTATCCGAACATGACGGGTGAGGTCGTCGCCGGCGCCCTGCAGATCCCCATGGGAGCCGTCTACAGGATGGCGAAGAAACTCGGTTTGCGGAAGTCCGCGGAGTTTCTGGCCAGCGACATGGCCGGCCGGATCCAGCGGGGCAAGCAAGACGCCAGGATGATCGCCAACCGCTTTCAGCCTGGCCACGTTCCGGCCAACAAGGGAAAGCACGTGCCTGCCCGTGGCAGGGCCATGGAGACCCAGTTCAAGCCCGGGCAAGCGCCCCACACCACGCTCCCGATTGGAAGCTACCGGCGGGTTCGCGGAGGCAGCAGGAATCCGCACCTGGTGCTCGAGCAGAAGATGAACGACCTTCCGGGCCCCAACCACGTTCGCTGGCATCCCGTCCATCGGATGGTCTGGATCGCGGCCCACGGGCCCGTCCCCGTCGGTCACATCGTCGTCTTCCGTCCGGGCATGCGCACCACCGTGCTCGAGGAGATCACTCTCGATCGCCTCGAGTGCATTTCCCGCGCGGACAACGCCCGCCGCAACCACCCCGGCAACAGATCGCCCGAGCTGCGCAAGCTCATTCAGCTGAAGGGCGCCATCACCCGCCAGGTCAACCGCATCACCCGCGAACACAAGGAAAGGTCCGCGCCATGAGCAGCCCCCACATCACGCAGCTGCGCACCCAGCTGCTCGACACCCTCACGGATCTCCGCAACCGCGAAAAGCCGATGGATCCCGACCGGGCCCGCGCGATCGCGCAGGTCGCCTCGGTGCTGGTCGACAGCGCGAAGGTCGAAGTCGACTACCTCAAGGTCACCGATCAGCTCAGCTCGCCCTTCCTGGGCCCTGCAGAGCGCGTCTCCCACGAGTCCCACGAGCAGACCTCTGCGACCCGCATCGAAGGACCGGGCAACGGCATCACTGCGATCACTCGCCACACCATCAAAGGATGAAGCAATGTCTCTGAAAGAATTCGCTGCCGACGCCGGCACCGTCATCGAAAGCCCGGCCGAGGCCGGCGAGGACCAGTTCATGGTCCTCGACCTGAATCTCATCGTGGCGAGCAGCCACAACCCGAGAACGGTGTTCAACTTGCCGCGCCTGCAGGAGCTGGCCGAAAGCATCAAGGCCGGCGGCGTCCGTCAACCGATCCTCGTGCGCCCCCTGCCCCCTCATCGCATGCAGGAGACCTTCGAGGGCTTCAAGCGCGGCCAGCGGCCGGCATACGAACTCATCGCCGGCGAACGCCGGTTCAGGGCCAGCAAGATCGCAGGCGTCGACACCATTCCCGCGATCATCCGCCATCTGTCCGACGAGCAGGTGCTGAAAGACCAACTGGTGGAGAACCTGCAGCGTGACGACCTGCATGCCATGGAGGAGGCTGAGGGCTATGAGCGCTTGATCCAGGCCACGGGGATCAGCAAGGATCAGATCGGCGAAGAGATTGGCAAGAGCCGCGCATACGTCTACGCACGACTCAAGCTCCTCGACCTCTGCCAGGAAGCGCGCAAAGCCTTCTACGAAGGAGAGATTGACGCCAGCCGCGCGCTGGTGATCGCACGCATACCGGTCGAGAAGCTGCAGGCGAAGGCTCTTGCCGAGGCCACAGCAAAGGATTGGCATGGCGGCCCTCGCCACAACTTCAAGAACTTCGCGCTGTGGGCCCAGCAGAACCTGATGCTGCGGCTCGATGCGGCGCGGTTCAAGATCACGGATGAGTCGCTGGTGCCGGATGCCGGCAGCTGCCGCGATTGCGTCAAACGCACCGGAGCGCAGCCCGAGGTGTATGCGGATATCGAAAGTGCAGATGTCTGCACCGACCCGGTCTGCTACCACAACAAGGACGCTGCGCACGAAGTGACGGTGATAGAGCTGGCCAAGGCCAAAGGCCAGCAAGTGATCCTTGAGAAGGAAGCGAAGGCGATCTGGCAGCACGAGCACGTCCCGCTCAAGGGCTTCACGCGCCTGGATCGCCCCGACCCGCGGGCCCATGACACGAAGGCCCTCAAGACCGTTCTCGCCAAGAACATGCCGCAGCCGATTCTGATGCAGAACCCGCACAAGAAGGGTGAGCTCATCGAGGTGCTGCCTACCCCCCAAGTCACCAAGCTGCTCAAGGACATGGGCAAGATCGCGCCGAAGGCCTCCACTCCCGCTCAGAAGAAGCAGGTCGAAGAACCGCCGCGCCCTGTTGAAGAGCGGCGCGAGTACCACAACCGCTGGCAGGAGACCGTCCTTGCCCGCGCCGACGACAAGTTCCGGGCGTGGAAGGCTGCGGTACCCGCGCCCGTACTACGCGCGTTCATGATCTACATGCTCGAGGTCGCCGATGAAGGCGCCTTCGGTCCGGCGCTGGATCTGGGAACCGAGTTCGACACGGCGGATGCGCTCAAGCGCCTCAACACGCTGCCTGACAGTGCGATGCCGGGCACGTTCCTTCGTTATGTGATGCACGAGACCGAAGCCGGCTTCCCTTCTCCCTGGACGCACGAGCAGCGGAGCAAGACCGAGCCGAAGCACCCGACGTGGGAGATCCTTTCGTTGGCCGAAATCGACGTCGACGCGATTCAGCTCGAGGTCAAGGAGGATATGGAGAGCGCGGACAGGGCCAAAGCAGCCGCCTCCGATGAAGCAAAGACGCCGAATTCGCCAAAGGCAAAAAAATCGACCGCCCCGCCTGCGGCGCAGGCTTTACGCGCGCGCAAGCCTACGGCCGAGGAGGTCCAGATGGACATTGCCGATGCGCTGCAGGAGCTCGAGGCGCAGAAGAACAGCCAGGACCAGGCGCCTGACGGCGCAAGGCAAGAGGAGGAGAGCCAGGCGCCTACCGGCGCAAACGAAGAGGAAGGCGCGGCACCTGCCGCGCCGGCGCCCACCTTCAGCATCGGCCAACTGGTCAAGGTGAGGGCCGGCAGCAAGGGGCCGGGGGGCAAGTTCCTGAAGAGCATCGGACGTGTCGGCCGCGTGATCGGTCTCGGCGACGACGGCCGCGTCCATATCAAGCATGGCGAGCGCAAGCACGAGCTCGTGATCGTCGAGGCCGAGCAGCTCGATCCCTACGCAGCCCTACCGTCAATCGGCGACCAGGTGCGGATCCTTCGCACCGGAATCGCGCCCGGCCAGGACAAGCTGCTCTGGCGCACTGGCATCGTAGAGACCTGCGAACAGGACGGCTGGGGCGTGAGGTTCCCGGCCAGCGGAACCGACGGTGAGGCCTTCACCTACTTCGAAACCGACTCCCTCGAGGTGCTGGCATGAACCGCATTCAATACATCATCGATATCGCCGCGAACCCGCAGAGCCCGGGCGCCATGCAGAAGATCTTGGCGCTCGCCCGCGAGCTGCAAGCCGAGAGAGCAGTGCCTGGCGCCGTCACGCAGGCCTGGACACATGGCATCCCCATGATGCAGCAGAGCGTGCTGCTGGCCGCAATTCGCGGCCCTGATGGCCAGCCCAAGTACGGCGGCGGCGCCAAGATGCTGCTGCGCTGGCTACGGCGCTGCGTGCTGTTGTCCGCGATGGACGGCAAGGTGATCGACAACCCGATCGACGAGAACGGCGGTTCGTTCACCGGCCCCTCGCTGAACGGTCACGACGAGCTCGAGCCATGGCCCGAGCGCATGCAACTGCACGTGAACGACTACCTGCGCCAAGTCGACATGCTGCCGCATCACTACCAGCTTCATTTCATGCACGCGGTCGAGATCCTCGGCTACAAGCATCCGGACCACGAGATCCGTCACTTCTGGCACTCGCTATACGTGCGCCTTGTTCATGACCTTCACCTCTGGCCGGAGACGGCCGAGCAGCTCGATGACCGCCTCGGCGACACCCGTAGCGGCTGGCTCAAGCGCGCAGATCCGGCGACGGTGGCCTGACATGACCCACGGCCGCCCTCCCCGTCGACCACGACGCGTGTCGCTCGCGCCGATGCGCCTGGCTCGGAACGGCGCGACGCTGCTGACGCCGGCAGAGCTCGCGAACACCCTCGACCCGCTACGCGCCGCAGCTCGAGCGCTGCGAGAAGGCGTGGCCACCGAGCTCGACTGGTCGATCGTGGCCAGCGCGCTCAACGTAGCCCAGGCCATCGAGCAACAGGGCGTCGTGCGAGGCCTCGGCGAGCACTTCCGCAGCGCGGAGCTCGCCTTGCACGGCATCGAGCAGCGAGCAATGGCCAGCGGCGAGTGGAAGGCCACCGCCCTGTACTACCAGGAGCTCGACCACATCAACGCGGCCGTCGACCTCCACGAGTTCCAGCTCAGGCGGCTGAGCTTCAGCGAGGTCAGCCGGGCGGTGAAGAAGGCCGCTGGTGAGATCCGGTCGAGCGGCGGCCGAATCATCACGCCTTCGGCACAACAGGCAGACATGCTGCAGGAGGCCTCCAGATGATTGGCACGCAACCCACCGGCGCCATTGCGGGCGTCGTGATCAGCGCGGTCTCTCATGAAGGACTGACCGTCACGGTCAACGGTAAGCCGGCCAGACTTGCCATCGTGACCGACGATGGTCAAGTCGTCGCCGCCGGCGCCGACGTTGCACGCGAGGCACAGGCTGTCGCGGTGAACTGCTATCGCGGATTTCTGAAAGGAAAAGGTTTCCTGCGCGTCTTAAGCAAGCCCATCGAGGCACAGCGTTGAGGCGGTTGATCAGTACGGCGCCCCTAGTTCAACCCAAAACTAGGGCGGCGAGTCAGGCGGGGCCGAACATGCGACCGTTGCGCATGATGTCTTCAAGGTCTTTCTCGTCGGTGAATTCAATCACCCCCTCCACGAGATATTCCGGCAGAGAGTGCCTGGGATGCTCGATACCGGTCCAGTATTTTTCGATGTAGCTCTCGGTTGGAACGCTCGTGTAGTCGTCATACCAGCCCGCATCGGCGACCTTGATCCCAAGGCAAAGGCTCACCCTTACAGAACAGATGCGAGCACCACGCATCATTGACGCAATCACGTTGCGTCCAGCCTCATTGCCTTCGGCGAGCCAGATACAGCTCAT